GTGTTATAACACCCGATGAATTTATGAAACAAACTTCAAATATTACTAAGATGACACCATCTGAAGTTTCTCGTTATCCAGATGATTTGCTTGATGGAGATATAGATATTGATTATAAATATCAAAGAGATAATTTCTATCGGTTGGTTCAGCAAGGTTCTGATGCAATTGAGGGAATACTGGAACTTGCAAAAGAAGGAGAGCATCCAAGAGCATATGAGGTTGCTGGAAATCTTATCAAACAAGTCTCAGAGGTTACCGAGAAGTTGGGTGACCTACAAGAAAAGATGAAAAAACTAAAAGAGGTTCCTAATAATGCACCGAAGAGTGTAACTAATGCATTGTTTGTTGGCAGTACTGCTGAATTGCAAAAAATGTTAAAGGAAAAATAATGTATGATTATCGTATTGGGGATTTTATAAGTTATTTTCCCAAAATACTAAGTGAAGATATGTGTGATAATATAGTAGTTGATTTACGAGAAAATTTGATAACCCCCAAAAAAGAACCTGATTGGGTAAGAATGCATATGTCAAGTGATAATAAAAATTACAAATATATATCTGAATGTGTATTGAAGGTAAAACAAGAATACTTAAATGAAAGACCCACATATGCTGAAAAATATCATACCGTGTCCGGTGAAAATGACAACGATAGATTAATAGAGAAATGGAACTCACAAGATAATGAATTTAACCACTCTCTCAAAAAAATTCTAATACAGTATTATCCAACAGGGAGTAAGATGGGTATGCATGTTGATAACACAGGTAGGCGTGTTGCTAGAAGTCGTGGAAAAGCAGATCGTTGGACATTTAAGAGAGAGACAGAATATCCATATAGTCAACTATCTTGTTTGTTATACCTAAATGATGATTATGATGGTGGAGAGTTTGTAGTTGCTGACCAAGAATACAAAACAGTAAAGGGGTCTGCAATAATTTTTCCATCGAATTTTATGTATCCCCATATGGTAAGGAAAATTACAAGAGGTGAGCGTTGGAGCCTTGGCGTTTTTTTAAGATAAATAATATTAAAGGAAAAAATAATGTACGAATATCCATGTAAAATTATTAAAGTAATAGATGGCGACACAGTAGACGTAGATATTGATTTAGGGTTTGGTGTGTGGTTGAAAAAACAACGTATTCGTCTTTACGGTATAGATACTCCAGAGTCAAGGACTAGTGATGCTGAAGAGAAAGTCTATGGTCTTATAGCAAAGGGATTTGTTCAAAATCACCTTCCCCTTGGTAGCATTCATACACTTCGAACACGAAAAGATGGTAAGGGAAAATATGGTCGTATTCTTGGTGAGTTTCTTTATGAATATGAGTATGATGGCGTCATGATTAATTCAACAGTTAATGAAGAACTTATTAAGACTCATAATGCGGTTCGTTATTTCGGACAGTCTAAAGATGACATTGCAGCAGAGCATTTAGAAAATAGGGAGTTGTTAAAATAAGTATCGTATATAATGGTCTTACACAGGATGAACTAGACAAAAACTTTTATCATGGTATGTTGCCATTTCGTGAGGATGGTAATCCTGTGTCAATGAGAGATAGACCTTCGCCATTAAAAAATGCTGCAAAATTAAATAGTAAGAGGACTAAGGAAGTAATAGAACGCTTCAATCCTCAAGTAGATATTTCATATGGTAGCCACTCTAAAATGAAATATGACCTGTATTCAGCGGGGGATAATACTCCTGTCATGGTAGTATTTTCCGGTGGTGCTTTCCTACGAGCAAAGAAACAGACATTCTCTCTATGGGCAAATCTTTTAGTGCCTAATGGTATATCTCTTATTGATGTTGGGTATCCTCAAATAGATGACACCTCGTTACCTAAAATGATTGATAACGCTATCTATTTGATTAATCTTATACGGACAGAAGTCTCTGATAAAGTAATATTAGCGGGGCAATCTTCTGGAGCATCAGTTGTTGCTTCTGCTGCTACTAAGATGGCAAATAGAGATGATCTTGAAAGTATTATTGGAATATACCTTGCAAGTGGTTATTATGATATGCGCCCAATGCAACTTTCTGCTAGAGGTAAATATATGAAACTTTCCCCAGAGCAAGCAACCCTGTGTTCTGCTGTGTGTACATTGTACTCACCTCTTCCTCCCACAATGCTAACAGTTGGTCAATTAGAGACAGGGGAATCTTTAAATCAAAACGGTGAGTTCTATCGGGCACTACAGCGATATAACACTCCTGTTATAAGAGAGATATTATTTATGAAAAATCATTTTGATTTAGCAGATGAACTATACTACGATAATACAAAATCTTGGAAGTTTATTAAAGAATTACTATAACAAGGAAACTATAATATGTATAAAATTATTCATTTAACAAGTGGAAGTTACAGCACACAAGGTGATAATCTTTATCAATTTGAGGTGCATGTTGGGCAGCAAAACTTAAAACTAAAACATGGCGAAAGCGCATGGTATTATGAAAAACGTGGCGGTGGTATATATGCTAATACTACGAGAAACGAACAAAATATTTTTAGCGACATGTGTTGTACAATTATCAAGGGGTATACACCGCCTAATAGAACTGTTGAAATTCTAACCACCAATTTACCATATATAAATGGTTGTTCAACAGAGTCACTTCTTCCTCCAATTAGACTAGGTGACCCCACTATACAACTTCTCTATATGCCCCCACACAGTTCTGAACAGGAGGAGCATATACATTCTACGTCTAGGGTTGTTACTGTTTTAGAAGGTAGCGGGGTGAGTATTTCTCATCAAGGAGAAATCCCCCTAAATCGGGGTGACGTATTAATATTGGATAAAATGGTGCCACACCATTTTATAACACACGATAAATATTTGTTGTGTAGTCCTTTACATGTGTGGAGTTCTGTTGGACAACAAGAACAAAACCACCCAATGTTCAACGGAACACATATAGTATAATGAAAGTATCATTTTATAATGGGGCATTATTAAATCGTTGGAGTGAAGATGATGGTTTACTTTTGGCTTCGCGGTTAGTTAAGTGTCACTCTCCCGTTGATAGGACAGGTCATTCTAATAATTTTAATATAAAATATGATTCCATACCTACTGATATGTCAAAAGTTCTTTCTTGGAAGGAATGCTGCATAAAATCAGCAGAAGAACTTTGGAAATTGGGTAAACCCATAACTTTGTTTTGGAGTGGTGGAATTGACAGCACTACAGCATTTCTTGCATTAAGAGAAACAAAAACAAATGATAATGATTTGGTTGTTAGATACACCCATGATTCTGTTACAGAATATCCTAATTTTTTGAAAGATATTATTCCATTTGGAAGCCAATTAGAACCAGAAAATCTTCTAATAAACTGGGACAAAAATGTTAATTATGTTAATGGTGAATGTGGTGATCAGTGTTTTGGTAGTGATATCTTAGAAAAATATATGGACCATATTAATGAACCTTGGCAAAATATTCTTGAGTGGGATAATATATTTGTTATTCCACGAAATCTCACACAGGAAACGACCCCAAAGATGTTAATTAATCTTGCTAATTTTTTAGAGCAACATATATCGTATTGTCCTATTCAAGTTAAGACAATTTTTGATTTGTATTGGTGGATTAATTTTTCCATAAAATGGAATTTTGTTGACCAAAGGATGATACATTATTTGGCAATGGAACCCTATAGAGAGAATGTACACAGTTTCTTTAATACACAAGATTTTCAAAAATGGTCTTTATCTAACCATAATAACAAACATGACAATACTTGGCGAACATATAAACAACCGTCTAAGGATTTAATATTTGAATATACTGGTGATGAAGAATATAGAAAAAACAAAGTTAAAGAGGTTTCATTACAGAGAGTTTTTAAATATTACTTGACAGATGTAGTGGGCAAGACTAGTTCAGATATGCGAGTTATTCATGCTTCTCATAAAAATAAAAATACTTTAAAATTAATATTGGATGATGGTCAATTCTGGCGGCGTGATGATAAAATACCTAAATATATTATAGACAAAGTTTTAAAAAACAAAGAAATGTATAGAATACTATGAATGATGTAACCTATCTAGGAAACCCCAATCTCAAGAAAGCAAATGTCGCCCAGAACTGGACGAAAGAAGAGCTTGTTGAGTATCAAAAATGTATGGATGATCCTCAATATTTTATACAGAACTATGTAAAGATTGTCTCTCTAGACGAAGGTTTAGTGCCGTTTAAAATGTATGACTTCCAGAAGGAAATGGTAGGAACCTTTCATAATAATCGTTTCACCATCTGTAAACTACCTAGACAATCAGGTAAATCTACCGTCATGGTTTCATATCTACTTCATTACGCATTGTTCAACCCCAGTGTTAATATTGCAATTCTTGCGAATAAGGCGGCAACCGCTCGTGACCTACTGTCACGTTTGCAACTTGCTTATGAACACCTTCCCAAATGGTTACAACA